CTCTATAGGAATGTCAACAACAACAACAGAAAAAAATATATTTATTTATTTATTTATTTATTTATATGCCTTCTCAAATTTTTTTTTATTTCTCTATATCTCTCTATCCCCCGGATTTTTTGTTGACAGATATGTATTTCTGACGAAAATCTTGGAGGACATGCTGTTTAGCGTCAACAAACGCTTGTTGCATTTTGTTGACGTCAACAGCATTCCGCTTGTTGACATCGAATCTGTTGACAAAAAAATAGCCGCTGTGACGCGGCTGGTGGGATTAACTGCAGTAAATTGACAGGGGTATTTTCGTGGCACGCTGTCGAACGTTGCCGAATCTTCGAGCAGCCGTCTTTTCAGCGCCAGGGAGGCGGCGTAAAAAATTGGTCCAATTGGGCCATTTCGAATTGGCATATAGATGTTTCAGCCAGGTGTGATTCTCGGATACGAAAAGGCAACCCTCCTTCACGGTCAGTCCATACTTGCGAAGCTGTGATTCGTATCCGACTCCCTCGTGACTATCGCTGGTTGTTGACTTGGAAAATATCACCTGCTCGATTGTTGCCGTCTCATTCATGAGCCCTTCGTCCAACCGAATCGTTGCAGTCATGAGATAAGCCAAACATTCCATTTCTTCGGTGACCCGATCCTCATTGATGGTCTTCACTTCAAGATCAGTCGCAATGGCTCTGGCCTCCTCGCGGCTAATCTCGCGATCTGAACGCAGAGCCCACCAGCCGGCCATCAGCATCCCGACCTGCTGTCCGGTTCGCTGGCGGCTTATTTTTGCGATCTCCTGGCAAAGAATTTCATAGTTGCGCAGAATCGTGGGGACCAGGCTTACGATACGGTTAAAAAGACGCCGTCCAAACTCCGGCGTGATTTCATCCATACATTTTTTCAGATGCCGAAATTGCTCGATATCGTCACCGTGAGGAGCCAGCTCCAGGACGCTGAAACGCGATTGATCAGCATCGGTCAAGAGATTCACTCCGATCGATGAGACAAGCGCCGAAAAAGTCAGGTTGAACACCATGCTCGATCCACCTGCAGATCCCTTGACAATGCGACCTGTTGTCGCGCTCCAGGTATTGCGGAGCAGCTCCACGATTGCATCGTGTCGATCCCGTGAGCTTTTACTGATGGATTCGAATTCATCAAAGAGCAGCGGTACGGAGCTGGCCCTTAGCGTCTGCCGAATGCCCGCCTCTGTCGTACCACCCTGCACGGACATGATCGCTTCGTGTCCGCCGAGCGCTGGACAAATGATGCCATTCAGGACTGTGCTCTTTCCGGTAGCCGATCCTCCTGTAAGCCATATATGCGGCCTTATCGGCAGTGCGCTTGCTATCCTGGCAACAGCGATCCAACCTGGAAGCAAGTGCCTGCTTTTTGGATCTTGCCAAGTCAATAACTCGCAGGCATCGAGGAGCTTGCTGCATTCATCCACGGATGCAATGTCGCCATTACAGCGCATTTTATGGAGCGTGCGCACATAGATTGCCTCCCCCTCAGGCCAGTAGAGGGAATGGGGAATGCCATCAATGATCAGACCATCGCCCGTGTTTACAACCACCCGGTCACGATCCATCCAAACCCCAAGCCCGCGAACACATGCTGGATCGAATCGGTTTTTCTTTTTACTGGCCACAATCAAATCATGCGTGGCACGCATCCAATTTATTTTATTGCTGTCCGCTGGCTGATATTTTTCCTGCCAGAACCGATGGTCGGCCAGCATGAAAAAGGATGCGGGAGTGAAGCTGCTGATACGGAAAATATCCTTCGCTTCAATCGAATAAAAGTAATGTCCACTATCGTCATATCCTAATGCGCGGAAACCGGCTTGAACCTCTGGTTCCTCTTTCAGCTGATCCCGCACAGCTTGCAATCCGCGTTCGCAGTGCAGATCGTTGAAGTCCGTGCCCTGACACTCGGGGAATACCACCGATGCCATCGCGATCGAAGCGGCCTTTTGCGCCTTCTCACGACCGGTGTTCGGCTCCTTTGTTCGATCATCGTCACCACAGATTATCATCTTGATATCGGGATAATGCTGTCGAATTATACTCGCAACCTTCAAAAGATTGCCTGCATTGAAAGCAATCGCTACCGATCGCCGCGTGGCCATATGAAGTGAACAGCCTGTAGCGAAACCCTCACAGACCAGAATGTCCTTTTCCAACGAACCGATAAGATGAAATGCCTCATCAACGCGACCACCCTTCTCAAACCACTTTCCACCATCGGGTGTAATACGCTGCGTGCCGACAATTTCACCATCGATTGTCCGCATTGGGACGACAACGTTGTCACCGGCAATCCGTGCACCATAAAGACCATTCAGCTGTTTACGCTCAATGTATGGTGTCGTTCCATCAGTGGATGCAGCATCAAACCGCTTGCGTGCCTTGTCCGCAGCCTGTCGCTGCAGTATGGCTTTTTCCGCCGCAATCTTTTTCTTCGCATTTTCAATCGTGTCCTTCGCCAGCTTTTTTTCCGCACTGCCGATCGAAGTAGGGACGAAAAGATGACTTTCACCTGTGCGCCAATCACCAAATTCGGCAATTGCATATTGACCATCGCGTTTAAGATAGTTATAAAGCCATCCGATAAACCAGCCGCTATCGCGCGAACCGTTGCGCGGGAATCGCTGCAGGGAACCGTCGAGAATGAATTTTTCAACCGGAATTTCAAATCCCAATTCGCGCAGGAACGCGCGTAGCTCGTCCATTTAAAAATCAGCTCCCCCGGTGATGGGAAAAAAGGAACCTGCATTGATCAGAAATTCACCATTTTTCTGTCCAATTAAGTAGATAAATTTAATGCTGCTTTCAACTGTTGTATCGCATCATCTACTGAGCGAGCTACAAAATAAATTCCATTCATCGCTTTAATCATGGTTTCCCATGATTGCTGATTGCTTTGTTGTTTTGCAAAACCTGTTTTGACTTCCACTTCCAATCGTCGTCCATCGCGCGTGATCCCGCTGATATCAGCCGATCCTTTCATCCCATAGTGAATCAGTTGATTATCCCGATATGCAGCGCCGGTCGGCTGCGACCAGCACCGGCATAAGCCGGTTGCGCTTAGCGCTTTAATAATCTCATTGACAAGTATATCGTGCTTCAGTCTGAACAGCGCCTTCTTGTCCATATCAAATCTGATCCTTTATTTTTTCCCATATATTTGTCGCGACGGAATCACCGTACTTATCGCGCAGTTGATAAAAAACCCAGCCCGTCTTATAGCGTTTACTTCGCATCACTCTAATCTTTCCCTCAAGCCAGCGCTGAAGTTGAATGACTTGCAGCTCATCCTTGGTCTTGACTTCCAGCATCTCGAAATTTTCATCCTGAATCACCTCATGCCGCGTTTCACTTTCAGCCTTTCCCGGAGTCACATCCGTTCCGCACATTTGTCCCTGGAATTCGGCGCGACAAATGTAGTCCCGTCCAACCCGATCCACGCCTGGAAACATCTGTCGAAACTGCTCTATTGGGTTCCATGCATGAAAGCACACCGGACACCGCACAAGAAAATTCTCCTTTGGTCGGGCCGGTTTTCCGTCAAGATTGCAAGGACGCTCGTCCTCAATAAAACCGTGTTCAATCACACATCCGCCGTGGTCGAGTACGATGAAGTCATTTTTCCCTTCATCAATTCGAGTGCCGCGTCCAAGTATCTGAATGTAAAGGTTGTAGCTCTTTGTTGGCCGGGCAATAATAATGCAGCTCACACGGGGGATATCCACACCGGTTGTCAACACACCCACGTTGCATAACACTTTAAGCTCACCGCTTTCGAGCTGCATAATTAGCCGTTGCCGTTCCGACATTGGAGTATCGGCTTCGATATGAGCAGCCGGGATCCCAGCTGCATTGAACATCGTCGCCAATTCAAGCGAGTGCTCAATGGTTACACCAAAGGCGAGCGTTGGTCGTCCTTGTCCATAGCGCTTCCATGCATCAAGAATGTGACCATAAATGACTGTTGATTTCATTTTGGCTGCAAGTTGTTCGGTTTTATAGTCATGAGTTTTACGATCGATCTCCACATCGGAGAGATCCGGATTGGATGGAATATAGTACGAAGCGGGTACCAGATACCCCTGCTCGGTCAAATCTTTTAGGCTGATTGGATAAACAACGGCCTCGGCAATATGCCGTAAACCGCGTTTAGTATGCGGTGTCGCGGAAACCGGAAGAAAAAATGCATCGGGATATTTTTCGATCAGCCACATATAGGACTCGCTCGTCGCCAGATGTGCCTCATCAATGACAATCAAGTCGGCCTTCGGGACAAGCTTCCTTCGATAAAGCGTATCGATCGAGCACACCTGAATCAGTTCGGAAGGCATTCGCCGCCAGTGATCGGCCTGCATCACGCCATGCGGAACGCCTTCCGCTTCGAGCCGTCTGCTGGCCTGATCCACGAGCTGCTTACCGCGAACAACCATCAAGCATCGCGTCCCCTTCTGATACGCAGCTTTCAGGATTTGGCAGAAAATCAAAGTCTTCCCCGCACCCGTGGCAAGATGAAGTAATACTTTCTTGGTCCCCAAACCATAGTGTCGTCTGATTGCGTCAAGCGCTGACAGTTGATAGGGACGAAGCTTCATCAGCTTTCCTCACCGAAGGATGCGGGGATTAATCCCCGCAGGATTTTAGAATGGGATTTGATCCACAGCTGGCTGCACGGCGCGTGAAAAAGATTGGGACTCATATCCCTTTTCCTTCGCCACGCGGGCGAATTCAGCCGCAAGATTGCGCTCGTTCAGGAGCGGAGCAAACTCCTGGACGGTGATCGCATTCTTGAATTTCGATGCACCGGAGGCATTGATCCAATTCACACGGTTCCACTTTTTACTGGGATCCGTATTACTAATCTCAATCGATATATCCAAATCATAGGACGAGGACATATCCAGCAATCCGGACTCCTTGCCTTCAGCCAGATGCATCAGCTTGGACGCCTGACGCAGACCGCACACCATCAGCGCTTCCATGGTCAAGTCCATTGCCCTTCCGTTCCAACTTCCCTGCCAAAACACCTTATATCGGTTTCCTTGTGCATCAAGGACTTCAAATGCAATCGTCGGTGCCGGATCACCCTTTTCCGTCTTCTTGACGCCATAATCCATAATGCGTCCAGCATAAAAACCCGGTTTCAAAAGTTCCTGTGCCATACTTCTTTTCCCTCAAAAAAAAGAACCGCTCACAATGGAGCGGCGTTTTAAAAAAATTACCCGACATTTCCCAGGCGGATTGCTAGACGATTGGCAATAGCATTAAGCTGTACAACGTTGTCCTGTGCTTTAGACACGGTTTCCAGCACAATAGCCTTAAGCTTATCGTCAAGAATCTGTGTCAGCATCCCTTGAATGCGTGACTTGATTGTCTCAAGTGAATTCGGATCGGCATTGACAATTGCATCGGTGAACGCATCCCAACTCAGATCCATTTTGAGCGGCAAGCCGAATCGGTTTTTGGCATCCCATCCGGGACGCCGCTCAGTGTAGATAAACCGTGCTCCATCCGAATATGCCTGGACGTTCGATCCTTCCTTTTTAGCGAAAGTCTCGTAATTGGCAAAAAGAACTGCATCAACATACTCCCGCCAAAGCGCGGAACTGCGCTTATGCAGCTTCATCTCATAGCGCTGATAGCTGAGCTGTGTCGATGGATCGAGGAAGTTTACAACCTCGGAATGCGCAATCAACACGATGTTCATGCCTCGCTGATTGCGAAGCTGCTCGAGATTATCTTTTAAACTGCACCAGCGGGTGAACGCTTCGACGTACCCCTTACCATAACCACCTGCAGCCAGTTCGATACTTTTTACATTATAGTCATCACATATAGCGCGAAACAGCAGCGGTTCCAGCCAATCAAGACTATCGATGACCAGCGTCTTCCAGTCGTGATTTTCTTTCGCAAGCATATCGAC